AGGAACTAAAAATGTTTAAGAACGTTATTTTGGATTTAATCGGGGGAGCATGGACAATCTTGGGACTCCTTTTCGCAGTCGTTGTACTGCCAGAAGGGCAGACTCAAACCACAATGGCAACGCTTTTCGTAATTCTAACAATCGGATGGCTTGTTACAGGGCCACTACGCTGGAAGGAATAACATGAAATTTAAGGTCAAGTCGCAACTCGATCACGTGGAAAAGGGCGGCATTCTCGACGACTGCGGCCCGTCCAGCACGGCAGCGGCCGTAGCTTGGGCATCCAAGTATGTGGTTGATCCGTCTGCTGGGGATGGCATCAAGGCCAAGGCGAAGGCGACTGGATTCGTGGAGAAGGAAGGCGTGTCCGACAACGGCTCGTCACTCGGGGATCTTATCAAGACGGCAAAGGAACTTGGGGCGAAGGCTCGCTACGCCAAGTCGTGGGACGACGTTGTCCTATCGGCCCATCGTGGAGCGAGCCTTATTGTTTGGGTCCAGCAAGCCGTTGATTATCCTGCAGTAGAGATTAGTGAGTGGCACAAGAAGTGGCAGAACTACTGGCTCAAGAAGGACAAGAAGCACATTTCCCAGGGCTACGGCCACATGACCGCTGCCGCATGGGACGCCGTTGACGGATGGCAGTGGGCCTGCCCCACGCGCTCAGGCAAGGGCAAGGAGAAGTTCGGGGTCGTTGTGACCGAAGAGCAGCTCAAGCAAATTGCTGCGAGCAAGAAGAAGATCACGGGTGGCGCTGCACACAAGCACGTCGTCATCGTGGAATGGAAGTAGGAGTAAACATGTACGCAGATTTTAAGGCATGGATTAAAGACATCAAGGACAACACTGGCATCGATGAGGCCCTCGTTGAGTTCCTCCGCACATTTGTAACGGTTTCAATCTCAGTGGCCCTTGGTCTTGGTATCCCGCTTCTGGACATTTCTGGTGGCGACTTCCGCACGATTATCTCGGCGGGTCTTGCCTCTGGTCTCCAGATCCTTGTGAAGTATCTTGATCCGAAGAACACCGCGTTCGGTGTAAAGGAAAAGTCTCCAGAGGAGAAGGCGGCTGCTGACAAGCAGTTTGACATTTAATGGCTAAGCGCGGTACATTCGGCGGAACCCGATTTGGCGGACCAGGGTACGGCAAGGCTGGATTCAAGCGTGGGTTCGGCCGAGCATCGTTTGGCCGCAAGGCAGACATTGGCCTTGGTGGCGGTATTGCCAAGGACATGATGGACTTTTTTAAGGACATGCAATCTGGCAAGTTTGGCATGACTAAGACTCCACGAGCAGATCAACCTGCTGGGAGCAGGCCTAGACCAAGCCCAATCGGTGGACCTCTTTATGAGGCGCCTGCGTTTGTTCAAAATCCTTATTATGACAGCCCAGAAACACCAGTTCCTGGGTCAAAGATGGGGCCGCCAAAGCCAACTGGCACGCCAAAGAGCAAGCCACCTAAGTTCCGACCAAAGCTTACGAAAGGAGCGCGATAATGCCAAAGGTAGGTAAGAAGGAATTCGCATACACCGATAAGGGCAAGAAGGCCGCTGAGGCCTACGCCAAGAAAACTGGAAAGTCTGTCAAGGGCACAAGCAAGAAGGGGATGTAATGCCACCAGTTAAGCGAGGACTTTACTCCAACATTAACGACAAGAAGAAGCGCATTGCCGCTGGGTCTGGCGAAAGGATGCGCAAGGTAGGATCTAAGGGTGCACCTACCGCCAAAGATTTTAAAGATTCAGCCAAGACCGCCAAGAAGAAGTAATGCCAAAAACTGCAGCATGGCAGCGTAAAGCTGGGCAGAACCCAAAGGGCGGACTAAACGCCGCTGGCCGTGCTTCCTACAAGGCGCAGACTGGCGGGACGCTTAAGGCCCCAGTTAAGAGCGGGGATAACCCGCGAAGGGCTTCGTTCCTTGCTCGGATGGGCGGAATGCCTGGTCCAGAGCGAGACGAGAAGGGCCGACCGACAAGACTCCTCCTAAGCCTTCAGGCGTGGGGAGCAAGCAGCAAGGCTGACGCAAAGGCGAAAGCGCGTGCGATCAGCGCACGAAATAAGGGGAAGGACAAGAGGGTTGCGAGTTGACCTCACGCAAGGATCTATTGCACACGATTTGGCTCTCGGCCGCACTGACGTCGAGTTCTTTGCTCGCAGGTGGCTTGGCATCCAGGGAAACCCTGGACAGGTCGAATGGTGGAAAGCCTGTGCAGAGCGAGATGAATCTGGGTGGAGACCGAGATATCTCACGACCGTCGTCTCCGCTGGAAATCGTGCGGGGAAAACGCTGGCGATGGCGGTCGTCTGTTTTCATCATGCCTTCTACAAGCTCGGGTCTAAATCCCCCGACGGATCTGACAACGACGCTCGACGTTGGATGAGTCAGCCGTATGAGTGGTATCATATCGGCATCCAGCAGGAAACAGCAGAACTAGTTTACAGAGAGCTCTCGATTATGCTCGAGGGTATTCATCCAGCCCAGAAGGGGAACGGTTGCCCGCTCACGAAGGAGATCGGGGCAATCGCAACATACGACAAGAAGTACCGAGGGGAGTATCCGTGGATCAAGATTCACCCAACGTTCGGCGGGGCAAACATTCACTTCCGAACAACGCAAGACAAGGCCAAGGCGCTGCTTGGGAAAGACATGCACGGAATTTCCTTCGACGAGGCAGCGTTCGAGCCCTATCTGGACTTGATCTACCAAGAGGTGCTGAACCTACGGCGGCTCTCTACTGGCGGGCCCTTACACTTCATCGGAACACCAACGGAGGGTCAGAACTTCTACGCGGACCTGTGGGATCGGGGAGACCCGAACAACCCGATGAGGGACCCGCAGTTCAGGAGCTTCAGGCTATCGACAAGGGATAACGTCGGGTACGGCTTGTCAGCCGATACATTTGATGCTATCCTACGCCAGCAGGATGCGTACCTTATCCCGCAGAACATTGATGGAGAGTTCATTGAGGCTAGAGAGTCTTTCTTCTCGGCAATCGCAGTGGACAAGTGTTTCAGAGATGATCTTACCGATGACGTTGCGCCAGCTGTCGGACGACGGTACGTGCAAGGAGTCGACCCTGGTATTGCTGCCGACTCGACGTGGGCTGTCACGGTTGACTATTCAGATCGCCAAAATCTACGCGGCGTCCGAGCTCGACGACGAGGAGGGAAGCAAACTATCCCTGCCGTTGTTAATATGGTGAGGGAGAGCCACCTACTGTATAATCAGGATCGCTCGTTCTGCACCACCGTCGTTGACTCCACTGGTCTGGGCGGTCGGTTGTTCCAACAAGAATTCAACGTGATCCGCCCGATTCGCGGGGTGGACTTCGGGGGAACAAAGGCAAAGAAGCTTGAGATGCTACATGATCTCAAGTCAATTATCGACAAAGGCCAAATCGCGTTCCCACGCATTGGCCCGTGGATGGAGATGCGCAAGCAACTCCTCGCGTACAAGCTCAATGACAAGAAGCTGGAAACAGACGCAGTCATGGCGCTCGCACTTGCTGTGCGTCACGCATTGAGGAATCCCGAGAAGGCAGTAGAAAACCCAACCTTCTCCTACTACGGAGCAGTTGATTAATGGCAAAGATTCGTCGCATCCCACGTGCGTTCCAGGATACCAAGGGAATTCCTGGGCAATACACCACCGACCCCGCCGTAGCGCCGCCTGCCCAGATTGAGGCCATCGGCAAAGCCTACGACAAGGCAAAGCGCATTTCTAAGGGCCAGCAACTCTTTGAACCCCTTGGAGGCGGCAAGCCGCTCGTAACGTCGCTTAGCGAGCCTGCTACGCCTAATGGCGGGACTTCTAGGGCCCCTCGCGGGACAAGGAACCAGCGCGTACGCCGTGGTGGCGCAATCAAGACCAGCGTAAAGTTTACAGATCTTAACATTCCGTTGCTCGGCACGGACATCAAGGACCCTGTCACTGAGAGGAAGGCGCCTGCTCCTGCCAAACTCCCAGAGCAGTACGAGACCGCAATCAACATGGTCCGTACCAAGGCGAAGTTGATGAACCTCGACCCAGAGGCGGTCGACGAAGTCAAGTTGTTCCAGCAGATGCTCATGCGCCGTACGGACATGGAGTCCGAGCAGGCACGCCTGCGCTCGATGTTCCGACGCTTTGACAATCTCTATCACCCAACGACGATGACGCTCGGCGGTGCAGACCACTGGCCAGAAGATCCAAGCGCACGCCTTGCTGGCCGCGCCCACATCTCGGTCAACGTGCACCCCGCGTATGTCAACATCCCTGCGTCGCTGCAGGCTGTTCGACCAGTCATTAACTACGTCCCATCAAACACCGACCCAGAGTCGCGTACGCTCGCATCCGAGCGTGAGCGGCTCTTCTTCCGTTGGTGGGAGGAAAATGATTTCGACCTTTTGCTTGAGGACGCTTGTACGCTGAAGTCCCTTTACGGGCACACTGCAGCAAAGATCTACTGGGATCCATACCTTGAGATTCCTCGCGTTTCCATTGTTGAGTCGCCAGAGAATCTATACCTTGGGTACGGGTCGTCAGACTTCCGACGCATCGACTGGTCGCTCTACGTCTACGGCCTATCGCCGCAGGCGGCCAAGGAGGAGTTTGGCATTGACGTAGTGCCAGTTCATCACGGCACGTCGACCTTCCTGTACACGACATCCTCAACGCACGACGACCCGCTGGCAAGCGTGTACCGCAACAACCTGGAGAAGAACCCACAGCGCAACCGTTCGCAGTATGAGCTCCAGCAGGTTGAAGTCTATGACTACTGGTACAAGAAGCCGACCGAACCAGGAAAGCCGCCGATTGTGTGCAACTCTATCTTTGTTGGCAACACAATGGTCAAGAACGAAGAGCACCCAGAGTACGAGGGCATGATCCCGTACATTCCGCTCATCAACCAGCGCATCCCTGGCAGTCCGTACGGCAAGCCAGAGCTCTACGACGTGGAGCAGTTGCTCCGCGAGAAGGACGAGCGTATGAGCGCTCAGGCCCAGATGATCCACTCAACCGTTGGCGGGCAGATGTGGCAGCTTGTCGGCGCAGAGGCGCCTGACGAGGTACCACCGAATGCAATTCCAAAGCCAAACCGTATCGCCACTCCTGGACCTGGCAACGAAATCCGCACCATCGTGCCGTTCGTCCCAGAGTTTCAGGTTGAAGATTACAACCGACGAATCGACCGAGAAATTGCCGTTGTAACGGGCCTTAACGACCTGCTGCTCGGCCTTGCGCCGACCAGCGTTCTTGGTTCGTCCCGTGCTATCGCGTCGCTTGTGGCCAACTACGAAGCGCGTCTTGCCCCAAAGCGCAAGATTCTCTACTCCTGGATTAAGCAGGTGTGGGAGATGACTGGAAAGCTTTGGTCATCTAAGGACCGCGACGTTGAGTTTATCCTTGGCGGCGAATACCGAATCGACATTGTTCCACCAGAGCTCACGCCGCGAGACACGCTCGAGCTCGCTCAAACCGCAATCAACCTTGTGCAGAACCGAATCTGGAGCGCAGAGCGCGCAATGGATCGCGTTGGCGTCGAGGACCCAGAGGGCGAGAAGGAAGTCATCCGCGAGGAGCAGACGGACGCCACGCTCAATCCAGCCTCTGTGCTCACCATGGGCAACTTGGTTGCAGTGTTCCGCCAGCTTGGCGTAGCGATGCCTGGCCAGGAGGACGCGGCCGCCCAAAGCATGAACGCTTCACGGACCCTCAATCCGCCAACTACTGGCACTGAGGCAATGAATTCGCCAGAACAGCAAGGTAATCCGCCAGCGGAATCGGTTCCAGGAAACGCCCAACCAGGGGTTGCAATGGCAGAACCGCAAGTAGCAACTGAGGAGAACGTCTAATGGCACGAGTAGGTAGGTTCGCACGAGGGGGAACTGGCGGGTCAAACCTGTCGCAGTTGGTCTACGACCTTATGCGGTCGCAGATGACGCGGCAGGCCAACGCCATCGTTGACGCATACATGAACCAGTACGACTATCGCGGCACTGGAGTGCCTTCACGCGACTACGCCATTTCGTTCCTACGCGAGTACCTTAGTAATTCCTGGATCACCCAGGCCGACAGAGACCAGATTAACCAGAACATTCAGCGAATTAACGAAGAGGAAAACGAGCGGATCGAAACAGGATTTATCAACGCAATTAACGCAGATCCAACCGACACGGAATCTGTAAAAGATTATATTGCGTTTTTACGTGAACAGGCCGACGGGGCAGAAAGCCCTAACTTGCAGAGCGAGGCGAGGTCAAAGCTATTTAATGCTTTGGGTACGCTTGTCGACCGAGTCGGTGAAAAGTATAAGGGCGGACTAATTGATGGGGAAACGTTTGCTGCGCAGACCCAAGAGGCTCTAAACGAATACGAAAAGGGCTCATCCCAGCACAGGCAAATCCTTACTAAGGTCGTAACATCGAAATACGATGCGGAGTTCAAGCAGCAAAATCAACTACTTTCAAACGCAGCTGCAGATGGTTCTGACGCATACCTTGCCCAACTTCGTGTATTTAGGAAGTGGGCGG